GTATTACACCCAACTACTACATTAGGCACTGGTGATATGGATACCTCCGCTGTGAACGCAGCTGCAACCGCAGGTTCATCTTCATTCTTATTAACTTTAAGTGGTAGTGGAATCACAAGTGCAAGTGGTGTAAATGTAACATCAGCATCTATGAATCCAACTTCAGAAAACTACCTTACTAAAGTTTATGGATACGCTCCTAAATCTTCTAAAGATGCATACACATTCTTAAACTTTTCAACATTCCAATCAGCATCATTTGCTACTGGTCAAAATGTTGTAGTATCACTTCAACAAGTAGATGTTGACTACACTAAAGCATACGCTGAAGCTTCAACTCCTTACATTAAGTCACAAAAAGTTGGTGGTGTAGCTACAAACTTATTTAAAGTTCACACTCTTTCTCATGGTAATGCTACAAACTACGAATTTAAAGTAGGTATCCGTGATATCAAACCAGCATCTGAAGTTCCAGGTTCTGAATACGGAACATTCACTTTACAAGTTCGTAGAGTAGATACTGCAAAAATTCCTAATTCTATTTTTGGAACAAATGTTCAAGACGCAGACACAAGACCAAATATCGTAGAAGAGTTCACAGGTCTTAACCTTGACCCAAATTCACCAAACTACATCGCAAGAGTTATTGGTGATAGATATATTACTGTTTTAGATAGTGGTAAGTTAGAGACAAATGGCGACTACCCTAATAATTCAGCTCATATTCGTGTTGAAATGGAAGCTGATGTAACGAATGGTGCTATTGACTCATCATTGGTTCCTTTTGGATTCGCAGCATTAACATCACCACTTCATAGTTCATATACTTTACCAGACCCAACTTATGTGGTTTCTCAATCATTGGGTGGTGTGGTAAATACAAAAGTATTCCTTGGATATGACTACGATTTCAGTTTAACTGATAACTTAAACTTTTTAACACCAACTCCAGACGCTAACACCGAAGTTGTTGGTACTGACTTTGACTTGGCTACTTGTCACTCAAATGGTTCTACAATTACATTAACATCTGATGTAGATGCTAAGAAATTTATGGTTCCATTCCAAGGTGGATTTGATGGTTGGGAACCAAATCGTGTAATTCTTACAGGAGTAGATATTGCTGCTGGAAATACTCAAGGTTTAGATTGTTCTTCTGCTACAGCTACGGGCACAATTGCATTAAGAAAAGCTATCAACGCAATCTCAAATCCTGATGAGTTTGACATCAATATGGTTGTCCTTCCAGGTATTTTACATAGATTACACTCTTCAGTTACCACATTCGCTAAAGATATGTGTGAAGATAGACAAGATTGTTTCTTTGTAATGGATGCAGGTGCATATAGTGATTCAAACACTACGGTTGTAAACGCATTAACTTCGTTTGACTCTAATTATGTTGCTACTTACCATCCTTGGGTTAAAATCCTTGATACTGATAAAAACAAGCCAGTATGGGTTCCACCAAGTGTTGTTCTTCCTGGCGTGATTGCTTTCAATGACCAAGTTGCAGCAGAATGGTTTGCTCCCGCAGGTTTAAATCGTGGTGGTTTAACTGATGTTATTGAAGTTAAGTCTCGTTTGACTCACGCTGAAAGAGATACACTTTACGAAGGTCGTGTAAACCCAATCGCTACATTCCCTGGCCAAGGTGCTACGGTATTTGGTCAAAAGACCTTACAAGCTAGACCATCTGCATTGGATAGAATCAATGTAAGAAGATTGTTAATTGCTGTGAAGAAATACATCGCATCTTCTACAAGATACTTGGTATTTGAACAAAACACGGCTGCTACAAGAAACCGATTCTTGTCAATCGCAAACCCATACTTGGAATCAATCCAACAAAGAAATGGTTTATACGCATTCCGTGTAGTGATGGATGAAACTAATAACACACCAGACGTAATTGATAGAAATGTTTTAGTGGGTGAGATTTTCTTACAACCTACCAAAACTGCTGAATTTATTGTATTGGATTTCAACATTCTTCCTACGGGCGCTACATTCCCTGGTGCATAATTTGAAGAATGATATACTTATAAGAAAGATTAGGAGAATTTAAATGGCAAATTTACTCACACCGCAGGAGATAATGTTTACAAATTTTGAACCAAAAATGTCAAACAGGTTCATTATGTATATTGAAGGAATTCCAGCATATCTCATCAAAGCGGCTAACCGACCCGAAATAGCTAATGGTAAAGTGGTTATTGACCACATTAATACTCGTAGATATGTAAAGGGTCGTTCAGAATGGCAAGATTTAAGCATCAGTTTGTATGATGCGGTGGTTCCATCTGCCGCTCAAGCTGTGATGGAGTGGGTTCGCTTACACCACGAATCGGTTACTGGCCGTAATGGTTATTCGGATTTCTACAAAAAAGATATCACATTTAACTCATTAGGACCAGTTGGTGATAAAGTTGAAGAATGGACATTGAAAGGCGCATACATTCAAAATGCAAAGTTTTCTGATATGGATTACACAGGTGAAGATTTGGCTACTGTAGATTTAACATTGACTTACGATTACGCTATCTTACAATACTAATTTTAGATTGAAAAATAATAAACCCCACTTCGGTGGGGTTTTTTTGTTTTAAAAAGTTTTAATTCTATATTTATATGTAGTTTAACATAAACGGAGATTAAAATGATTAATATCATTAGAAATAGAGACACCAAAATCGTATACGCTGTTGTATCAGACGGTAATGTAGTAATTACTGAAACAGAAACTACTTACGATGGTAATATTTTCACAATTGATTCTGAATACCCATACACTTGGGGAAATGGATACGAATGTGTTCAAGCGGAAGTTGAAGTACCAGAAGGATGGCATGGTTCAAAATACGCTTTTGATAATGGAACTTGGACATTAGTATAATAAAATAAAATAAGTTATGACTCAAAATTTAAATGATGATTACACCCACGAAGGTGTAATTGACCAATTACGAAAAGAACACGAAATTACGGAACTGAAAAATTATCAGTTTCCAACCGAAGTTATTGAATTACCCTCAAAGGGGCTTATCTATCCATCTGATAACCCCCTTTCGAGTGGTAAGGTGGAAATGAAGTATATGACTGCAAAACAAGAAGATATTCTTACAACGCAGTCATATATCAAGGATGGTTCAGTTCTTGACCGACTATTTCAGTCACTTATCGTGTCTAATGGTAATGGTCAACCAATCAAGTATGTTGATTTGGTGACAGGTGATAAAAACGCTATTATGATTGCTGCCCGTGTGTTGGGATATGGTAAAGATTACGAAGTAGAAGTAACCGACCCATTTACAGGTAAAAAGCAAAAAGAAACAATTGACCTTACTCAATTTGATAACAAACCATATGATGGTTCTGCTCAAGTAGCACCCCATACCAATGAGTTTGAATTTACCTTACCTCGTTCTCAAAGAGTTGTAACCTTTATGGCTATGACTGAATCAAAGGAGCGTAAAGTAAAGCATCAAGTTGAAGAGTTAAATAAAGCAAATCGTAAATTAAAAGATGAAACATCACGAGAACTTACAACTCGTTTAAAAACGATGATTCTTTCAGTTGATGGTGACGCTGATAGTAAAGTAATAAGTCATTTTGTAGATAATGAATTATTTGCAGTTGACTCAAAAGCATTAAGAAACCATATTAACGAAGTTGTGCCTGATATTGACCTTAATTGGGAATTTATTTCAGAGGAAACGGGGGAAAGGAGGGAGATGATTCTACCAATGGATGTCACCTTTTTTTGGCCTAACTCCTGAATATAGAAAACATCTTCACACTCACATCTTTGAGTTGATATATCACGGAAATGGTGGATTCAATTTTAATGATGTTTACAATATGCCGGTTTGGGCTAGATTGTTTTATATTAGTAAGATAATTGAGTTTAAACAACACGAAAAGCAATCTCACGACAAGGAAGCTGCTAAAATAAAGTCTCAAACACGAAAAAGGTAATACCCAACACATTTGTTGGGTATTTCTATATTTATACTATATGATTAGAGGG